CGTGTCGATAGTGGGCGGATCAGCAACCGGCGTGTCGCAGCAATCGGCGTCATCTTCCATTCCGTCAGCCATTTCTGGCACAGTTTTGAAAACTGGGACGGATTGAGTGGGGTCTCTGAGTTTGTATTCTCCGATGGTGTCAGAGGGCTGGGCGACTTCAAAGTCTTCCAGCATGGATACAAACACGTTAACTTGGACGTCAGATACTACTGTACCCGGTACAGTCAGCTGATTCATGACGTGGAAACTCAATACTCCATTAGTGGCACCCTCAATATGGTCAAGAGCAATGGTATCGCTAGTTGAGGTGCCTGTTTGAGAAGGGAGCAAGTGTCTCCTGTAAGGTTCGTCTTGTGCCCACCCGATATCTATAGTGAAATCTTTCTCACTCGAGATATCGTGAACAGTGGTATAGTGAGTGTTGTACTCAGGATTGACCACTCCAGCATAGGGATCATACACCAACCGTATGCGACCCTTATGATAAGAAGAAGAAACAATTTGAAACCTAAATCTCATCGTTCCTCTCCAATACCTAACTGGGTATACAGCGGCAGCGCATGCTGTAAAGTGGTGCTCATTACCCTGAGCGCGTCGGAGAAATGGATCTACACGGATCTGGTAGAGACACTTCTCAGGAGTATCATTTATTGACCAATTAAAGGTTTCAAGATATGACTCCCTACCTGCAATTGATGCAATTGGCAGTTCGTCATCATTCCTGATACCAGTAGTGGTTGGATCAATAGTGACTTCCTGTTTACTATCAACACTCAGCTTATTGGCGGGGTATTTCGTATCAACCACTGCTAGCGAAGGGCGCGGAGCCGGAACCATCATATTGTAATTGAGTTCCACTGGCGCGGAGTAACCGAAAATCTTAGCAATTGCTGAAACAGCTCCTGCTCCAATTTCAGTCGCTCGCGCAAATGGACCAATCCAAGGTATGTTGGTAAGTGCTCTCGCATATCTTGCCACAGTGCTAGCAGGTCGAGAAATGACAGCCTGCTCATGCTCATCAGCCATCTCAGGGACGGTTTTCAGAGTATTTGCAGGGGTGTATGCAGTTGGAATTGCATACGAGACATTCTCAGCCCAGGCCAATACAGAAATGGTTATCGGATCAGTTCCACCATTTGCGTGCTGCAAGTTGTTTATACTCATAAGCACACATTCACCTAGTTCACTCCATTCTTTCCGTGGAATACGTAAGGCATTCTTCGGATAAAAGAATGGAAGCAAAAGAGAACCCCCAACACACTCAGTGGGATTCAGGTAAACGTGCATTCGTTGAGATAAACGAACAAGATCGGCATTGGTATACGCTGCTCTACGTTTAAGAAGGTTGGCTGAAAGATCATCCGAAGATGATAGAGGTTCATATGCCATGATTGCCCTTCCGTAGTAGAAAGCATTACCATTGATCAGTACCTTCAGATGAAGGTTGCACTTCAGCAAATAGTAGTTACTGATTTTCTCGAGGTTGCGTGGGTTCTCCCAAAAGAGAGCCCAAGGATTAAATCGCTGAAACAACGGAGTGTTTACAGACCAGTCAGTTTCGAGAATTTTGACTGGTCGTTGGAAGAATTCCGATAGGGTCGTATCCTGCATGAAGGCCACATTACGTGTAATATCCATGCTGGTCCCTCGGGAATCCATAGACCCAGCGACGTTATCCTGAAAGGACATATTTTGCGTACCTGTTGAGGTGTCCATACCCATGCCCATGGTATAGATCTTAGATGTGTTATTATTATTTGATTCGGGCTTTATGAATCGGTTCTTTGGCTGCCCAGCCTAGGAACAAGAACATTCAAAGTGCGAAGCCTCGTGGGATCCTGTTCGACGGATCCCATTGGTATCCAAACACACCTGAGAATTTTGCTTTGCCTTGGCGACCAGATTTCAAACTGGACAGGAGTTTAACG